GATCGCGATCATCTACAAAATAAGGGTTTCTAATATCCGTAATTCTTAAAATTTGAACATCTTGTTCAAACAACGCATTAATCGCTATATCAGATTGTAATATTTGTGCGCACTCATTAACTAAATCTGACACTACTATTTGAGAAGTATTTGCTGGATTTTGAGTCATTAAAGCATTCACTTGAAACATAGTTTCGTAACCTTGTGTTTCTGTATGAATCATTGTTTCACTAATCGGGTCCCAAGTATCTTGCCGTTTTAAAAACCCATACCGGTGGTCATAAATTTTAAAAAAATATACTGTTGGCCCGTTATTTATTCCTTGTTGTGTAGGTTGAAAGGATTGAACCACACTAACATTAGGATAACCTAAGGCCAACAACCCGTTAACAATTATAGGGCGAAATAATTGAATCAATTCATTAGTTTTCATTTGCAAAATCTCCATTATTAAAGTTTTTATTTTGCGGACCTAATCCAAAAACATATTGATTATCTGGAGAAATTAGTACAACTAAAACACCAACCCAACCATCAATAGGAAACCAATCATTTGCCGACATACACTGATACTGATTATTTAAATATGCGATAATATCACCAGAAACATTTCTCCCTACATCCATAATTTCTTTTAACGCATAAAAAGTATAATAACTTTTAGTTAAGTCTAACCCAAATTGCGTATATAAATTTTTAGGGACAGGCTGAAGGCTTCCACGAATCAATATGGGATCTGCAAAATTTGAAACGTATGTGCCTATATTAGTTTCGATTCTTGAAATATATTTGTAATAGGCAACTTGTGTTGATGCAATTACTGTTAACGCCTGTTTTAATAAGTTAGAACCGGGGACACTCATTTTATTTTGTCCTCTACGATTCCATTACAACTATTTAGTAATAATCCTGAGTCTATAAGCGGTTTAATAAACGTAGGATTTTGTTTTAATTCGGCTAATTTTCTTTCTCGTGCTTCTGGAGTTTTTAAATTAGAAAAGGATGCGCGTTTACTCGCACGGGCATAAATAGTTGAATCTTTTAAAGGGGGTGTTTGTATTGAAGTAATTGTTTTTCTAACATCACCGGCCGCTTGTAATGCTACGCTTTCCATAACATCATGTGCTGTCGCTTTTCCTTTAACCACATCTATTGATTTTCTTTCAACGATATCTAACCATTTAGCTTTCTGTTCTGCAATTGTTGGACGCATGAATGGACGCGGTGGAATATTTTTGCCAGGATCACCATATTCTTGAGTAACTGCGACTTCTGCGACTTGCATGCCGTTCTCATATTTAGCTGAAGAAAACCAACCCGTTTTACCAATCTTCCCATCAAGATTTTTTAACGCAAATTTTAGATTTTTTTCACCATCTCCAGGAGTTCTTATTACACGCATTAATACACTCCAGAAAATCCAAATGACGCCCTAACAGGTGAACCCCCAACAAAAAAACCACCGCATGAATTAATTTGCAATAAAGCTAGTAATTGTTGCCCATAAGGTGAGGTGCTTAACCACCATTGAAATTGATTCAGCAACGGCGGCGGCGTTAATCCCACGGTGATTTTATCGATTGTAGAATTCTGTATTAAAACTGGCGTTTGCCCGGCAGAAATTAAATCAGAAATATAAGTTAAATGCGCAGTCATTAGAGTTAAGGCTTGATATCTATTTACGCCATTTAAATATCCATAATTGCAATTAGCTATATAACTCGTGCCATTATTAAAATACATTTGCAAAGTTGCATCTGGATATGTTATGGGATTAGCATAAGCCGGATAGGAAACGCGAAACGCGGGAATATCGAAAGTATATTCACAACTCATAAATGACCCCTTCTAGGATCGGTACTATGCCGGAGCTGTGGCCTTTCCTAATGATGATTCGGCTAATTTAGCCCGATGACTTTTTAAATGTTCTGGTGTTAATGGTGACGAACCATCACGTAATTTCATATCTTTAGCAATAACTTTTTCAATATCTAATTTCTTTTTATCTACTTTCAAAAATCCTGCATCCATGTGCATTTTAAAAACCGGATGCGGTGGAATTTGAGCTTTTGGATCACCTTCTAATAAGCGCAATTCTTCATCAGTAATTTGAGTCGCCACGCCCATGGGGGTAACTACTTGCTTATTAGCAACATTAGCGCCCCCCAAGATAGTTATTCGTCTTTCGATAATAGGTAAATCGTTTGTTTTTTTATAAAAACAATAATCTACATTATTAGACCCGGTCGAATAAACATATGGCATAGATTAAATTCCTGTGATTCGTGTAACAGCCCAAGGGCGTTTGCACATAATACCCGCGGTCGCATTGGTATAATCTTCAACTGTTGATTTAGCTTCTTTAGCCACACCTAAAACTTGGAATTTAGCAGGAACTACTTGAATGAAAGTACGACCATCATCATCGCTAGTGTCATCAATTCGTTCAGCATACATATATCCAACGTTTGCCCCGAGATTAGCCGCAGTTAATTCAGGCGCAGAAACTACACGGATATTGGGGTAGTTTTCTGTCATCCACTGGCGAACGGTGTAACCGTAATCAGTTGAAACAGAAAGGAAATCAACTACCGCAGTAGCAAGACCTAAAGTAATTTTTAATCTTTCGGGGTCAATTTGATCTTGTGATTGATTACGTAATGCTACAACCATGCTACGAATATCTTTCGTAATTTCAAGATAAGTTTTTGTTGACCATAACGGTGAACCACTTGCACCGTTTGCCGCCGTTACATAATTAGGCAAACCTGGATCATTTAAAAATCCATAAGTTAAATTCGCGCCATTATTGAAACCATAGAAACCTACTGAGTTTCTTTGAATTTCTAAGGCTAACGCTGAAGAGTTACGTTTCTGAGCGCTTGAATCAACGCGAATGCGTGCAGAACGCGCTTCTTCTAAAATACCAACGCGCATGCCTTCTTCAAATCGAACAACTGTTCTATATACGAAGTTAGGATTCCATGAAGCGAAAGGAATATTTGTATAATCGCCATAGGGAACTGATGTACCGGTTAACTCCATAATACCTTGGACAATCTGTTCATCTTCCCATGAACCAATTGTTGAAATACCCACGAGTTCATCAATCTTACGTGCTGCGGTAATGACGTGAACAAAACCAGGTAACCAATTCTGCAAGAACTGAATAGGTGTTGTAATACTTGCTTGAGTAACCAATGGCTGCAAGGTTGCGTCCATGGCTTCAGCCATTTTGCTAAAATTTCTAGCGCGTTGTTTAGAATCAACTCCGAAATAAATTCCGAGTTTTTCTAAACTTGCGTATTCATTAACGTCAAACTTATCAAACGCTCGGACCATTCGAGCCGGTATATGTGAATGTTCTTTACTGTACATTTTATCTCTCCGAGTTAGCTAGGTATTTTAGGAACGTTAGTTAAGGTAATAACGGCTAAACCTGCGGCTGATATAGGATATCTATCAACTACTGCATATGCGGAAGAATGCCCGGAAGGCAATGAAGTAGAAGGAGTGATAGTAGATAAAACACCCGTAGTGTTATCATAAATTACTAGATCGCCGACATTTGCTGCTGCACCTAAATAAACAATTATTGAACCCATCATTAAAATTTCAGCGGTTGACTCATTAGGAAGAACTAACGCCGGGTTTAATGGGTTAGCACCATCACCGATCAATGCTGCAACTTTTGGGTTTACTAATATCCCGGCAAAAACTCCGCTGCCTGTTGGATTTCCAGCCTGCGCGGTTTCAACAATGCTTACATCAGAGCTAAAACTACCTAATATCGTAAAGGCTCGACCAAACACATTGTATGCCGCCGATGCAGAATTTAAAACAAACGGTTGCGTACGGCGTGGGCTACTATCAAACAATTCGCCAATTACACCAAAACCTTGATTAAAATTAACTGTACTTTGAAATTGAGCCGCAGTCATTTTATTCTCCTCTGAGATATTTATCTACTGAAGTGCTTTTAAGTTTCGCATCTTCTACAATTCTGGCTTTACCATGATTCACCACAGACGCTTTTAAATATCCTTTGAGCATCGGGAGTGCTTCATCAGCTGCACAAACCAAACCTAGTTTTTTAGTTGCGTATTTTGCAACTTCTTTAACAGTCATTGTTGAGGCAATGCTATCAAAAGTTCCAATGTGTGGGATTAATTGCTTAACTAACTCATCACGTTGGCTGATTTCATTTAATAAAGACTTCATAGAAAATTTAGCATCCATGGATTCTTTTTTATGCGGGGCTTCAATTTCTGGTTTTTTTTCATCTAAAGGTTTTTCCATATCACCTTTCTTTTCGTCCTCTTCTTCTTCCTTTTCGTTATCTAGATTGGGTGACATGTTAATAGAAGGATCTTCTTTTTTAGCTTCTCCATAGCTTTCGTCTTTTCCTTTCTTCATCATATCCATCAATTCGGTAATTCGTTTATCTAATGATTCGAGAGATAATTCGTCTTTTACTACTTCTACCTCTTTCTCTTTTTCAATCTCGTTTTCCATCTTTAACCCCATTTCGTCAAGAGTAAATTTAAAGTGATCTAATACTGAAACCTCGGGGCCGGCTCTACCCTCTTCTACTAACGCTAAATGGTTCCCTCTTATTTGTTTTTGGATAGCATCATAACGTTGACCGTTAAATATTCCTGGCTTTAAATCATACAAGCACCAATACCCAATTGAAAGTTCTTTTTTACCTTTTTTAATTAATTCACCAAGAGTTTCAGAAAATATTTTTATATTCGCTTTTAAATATCCATCTTCGAAATGAACATTTTCTCCAATTACTCCATGCACGCCTTTTTTTTCTGCGGGCAATAATCTTTCATTTTTAGAACCCAACATTGCGTGTTCATCAGTCCAAGGAAGTAATTTAAACGATTCTATTGTTTCAGGATCTTTTAATTCTTCTTCAGGTCTGTAAACCTGATAAACTTTATTAGGTTCTAATTCATCACTAATTTGTGCACCTAGATATGGAAATACGCCCACTTTAGTCAAAGGATTATCAACTATTTCCACATAGCCATTAATATCTTCTTTACGTTTGGACTCAGAATCTTTATTACTTTTTCCAGCTTCTTTATACGCGATAGCTTCTGCTTGTTTTGCAGGATGGCCAGCATTAATTAATTCTCCGATATTAGATGAAATTGTTTTTTGGCTAGAGCCTTCTTTAAGCGGCATGTAAATGACTCCTATTAAACCAATGGATAAATTCTGCATATATGCGGTGATCTTCTACGACTCGGTATTCTTCATAGGCAGACCAAATCGCATCAAAATATTCTTGATTATTCCGAATCATTTTCGGCCTCATCTTCAAATTCAATTACTGGAGTCATTGTACATCTACAATTAATTGCTTGACCAGGTATTCCACGCTCCGGGGCTTCATAACCTTTCTCGACTTGCTCTTGATTTATAATAGGCAAATCATCATAGCTAAAAATTTGTCCACTTAAAGCAATATGACTTTGACGTGGTTTTTCACCGCCGCCACTATGAAGCCATTCAAATTTATTAATTCCGATTTTTTCTAATCGGCCTTTATTAAATGAATTGTATACTTTTCTTGTTTGATCAAGCGCCATATTTTTAGCATGCCGTTTTGAAATCCCTTCGAATTTATTTAATTGTGGAATTAATGTTTTCAAACCTCCGCCATTTGTAATTGACCGCATAACTGCTTTTTGGACGTTGCTTAAATAATTAGAAGAGATCGATTTAATTAGCGCGGTACTTTCCACAGTTGAAGACTTAATTATTTCTTTTAACGCAGGAGATAATAATTTTGTGTTTATCGTAACTTCTGGGGCTAATTTTTTTAAGCTATTCGATAGCGCAATTGCGCTAATTGAATTATTAGCTTTTATCATTTCTTCAGCTAGTGGTTTTGATTTATCAGCGAATAATTGATTGAATTTTTTAGTTAGCGCATTTGTGAGAATTCTGGCTTGACTAGAAATACTATCATCCATTGCATAAAATTGTTTTGCAGTAGAACTTTTGAACAGTTTAATTAATTGATTTTTTGTATATGACGCCATTCTTTCAATCAATTTATTTAATTTTCTAGTGTATGCTCGTTGTATGCTGGCGTTATAATTTAACCGAGTGCCACGTAATATATTTTCTTTTTTATTCGCCTTCCGGGTCATCTTCGAATCCTTCCGCTTTATCCACACCCGATAAGTCGTTATACCCGCTATCTGGATCGGCCATTAATCTATTTAGCTCATCTTCAGGACTGATCGCACCAGAATTGATTAAGAAAGCCCCTGTACGCGCTTTTATTTCTTGAACTTCTGCTTTCTCTTTTGCAGTCATGCTATCTAAAGAATTCCAAACGATAAAAGTTTCGAAAGGTTCTATTTTAAACATGGGCGCAACTTCAGATTTAATTAATAATAAATGATGGCGTTGTAATAATGGCGTTAGATCATGCGTTTGTAATGATTCTAATTCTTCGTGATAACTCGCTTCATCAAATTCACCGGTGGAATTAAAACCTTTAGGCGTTGTTCCTAGTAATTTAGTTGCAGGTACGTTCGCGGCCGCAGCAACTAATTGATATTGTGTCATAATTACCGCGTCTAATTCACTTAACGATGTGTCGAACTGCTCAACTGTTTCTTTTTCGCCGACAATTTTAATCCCGAAATTATCTCTAAAATATGCCCACGAGGCCATTTTCTGCTCGAACTTTCCTTGCTGCGCTATTGCTTGCGCTAAATCGGTGTGGAAAATTGTTGATCGTTTAGTTAAAGCTAATTGCGGTGCTTCATTTGCTGTTCGCTCTGCGGCATACACGCGTTCAAATATTTTTTGCGGGATTGGTATTCCGCCATAAATATATGTAGGTTTTAAAATATCCGGGAGTTCTTCAGTGCGATAAATAATTAAATGTGTGTAATGTATGCGTTGACCATTTACGCGCCACCATGTGGGTTCATAAAAATGCTTATACGCCGGATTACCTGCGGCTTCCATATCTAATTCGGGAGTTATCCAATAAGGATCTATCTGAACAATCCCTCGATAACTTCCAGGTGTAACCGCATCAATATTAAACGGATTTAAATAATACTCATCGGGGTTATTTGTTCTTACATCAAATAGCGCTATTCGAATGCCGAAAATTCGACCCATCCTAATAAATTCTACAAGATTTCTATTAATCTCGTATTTAACATCTAATTGTCTAATCGCATCTTTTACTTCAGGCTCTAACTTTTGCCCATTATTTACTGTTATCTCATAACCTTTTCGAATCGCATCTTTTGCGGGCATTGTACAAGCTTTATCAATTAGCCATTGTTGTGACAATAATGCGCAAGTTTGCCAACCTATAAATCCTTGAGAGGAATAATAATTCAATTGAATATCATTAAGCCCGAATTGATATGAAGTATATCCCGGTTTGATGCTATCCGCTTGTGTGTCATCGCCGCCACTTCCGCCAGACCCACCGCCCGCATCCATCGCTGTCTTAATTTCAGGAATGGGGGCTAAAAAATCTTTAACGCTTTTTTGAAAGGTTTTAAAATATGCTTGTTCATGAATTGCCACACTATCAAGGCCATAATCAAAATCATCCGTAGAAAATAAATTCCTGGATTCAATTTTTTCAGCCGGTTTATTAATAACTTTTGGTTTTTTTCTAAAGAAATTAAACATCAAAAAATCCTAATGGTTTCTTGTGAAGGGGCGCAAAAGCCATCATAACCGCATCGGCCAAGTTTGGCGAGCGCGCGCCTTCAGGGGTTTTATCTATTGTTAATTTACCAACCATATTTTGAGAAAATGTAGGCTGTGATAATTCACTTATTAACTTAGTATATTTAACCAATGCGCTAGGGATAGAAATAATATCATCTATTTTGACTTCTCTATGCTCAACCACTGCGCGATAAGTTAATTGAAATCGGCGGCGTAATGCCCACCAGGCTTGCGCTTTTAGATTAGCGAAAAAGTCCTCATTAGTTCTAGCCGTGGTTTTCTCTACTAACGTCACATCATCTTTGGGAAAAGGGTCATCTTCAGGATTAACAACAGCGCCAGAACCTCGGAAAGCTTCAAATAAAATAGTATTTTTCCCGCGTTTACTATTAATTATTCGTGAATCTCCGCGAACGCCGACACCTAAACCGTCTGCGTCATAATCAACTTGAGAATAATTATTCTCATCACAGATCATGAAAACTTTTTCAACCGAGGAAAGAATATCACCATCTTTGCCTGACCAATCCTCAAGATATTCAACCAGAATCCCCTTACGGCCACAAACTGCATTTAAATCTCGGCCCTGATCTGCAACGTCAAAAGATAGCTTTCTAATACCGGTAGGCTTTATGTTCAATTTAATATGCGCATCAATTGCAGCCATTACCCATTTAGCGGGAATAACAATCCCCTCAAGTGAGGCTGAATAATCAAGATCTATTTCTTGAGCGATAACCACTGGGTCATCAATATCATTACATGTTTTCTCATACCACGCGTCATCTTTTCGTGGGTCTTCGCGCCAATTAAAAGTAAATACCGAAATTTTGCCGCCGAAACGTTTGCGCGCAAATGGATTGCCCATGCCTCTTGGCGTAGATAAATCAATACGACAATGTGTAGTTTGTGATAACGAAGCCTCAACTAATTCGGGCCGCGGTAACCATGCGGCTTCATCCACGAAATAAAAACTCGCGCGATCTCCTCGACCGATTCCGTCCCCTGCTTCTCCACTTATCACCGAATCTGTACCCGGAAATTGTATGCGCATATGCGGCGCATGTTTTTTAATATCCCATCCCTGTTTAAACTCGGTTGGGATTTTAGAAAGAAATTGGCGGCCCTTATGAAATATGCTTTTCGGTGAACCTAGCTTATCTACATATTCCTCTTTGCGTGAACCAAACCCTGCAATAACTCCAGTATGAAATAAGCAAATAGTCGCAGCTAAAGAAATAGTTAACCACGTCATACCCATTTCTCGGGATTTATCCGTAAGACCAGGGGTTTGAGTTTTCCAGCGCTCAAGAAACCAACTCACCCACTCCTCTTGTCGTGGAAATAATAGAAAGGGGGTCATCGCTGGGAGCCCACGCTCCACATTACGTGGGTCCCAAGTGCAACCCCAATCTATAATAAATTGCGCGGGATTATTTTTATAATGCAAAAATAACGCGGGCAATGTTCCCGGTTGAGAACGTAGCCGATTTAACCTTTCGGCCCTCCACTCAAAAACCTCGATATAATCAGGGTTCTTAAAATCAAAAGGGAAAGGAATAGGCATTATTCTACAACAGTAGGCGCTTCTTCTTTTTTCGGCTCTTCAACTTTTGGAGCTTCTTCTTTTTTCGGCTCTTCAACTTTTGGAGCTTCTTCTTTTTCTGACCCACGGTTTAAAATAGCCTGAATTGCTAGAATTCCAGGCATAACAGTTTTTGCCTGACATTCCATTAAACAATTTAAAATAGGGTTGATATCATTTTCAGTGATTTTGTAAATGGCCATCGCTATATCTCACACAGTTAAAAGGAGCAGTTAATATATTTATTATTGATATTTAAGTCAATTATTTTACTATTGACTTTAAAGTCAATAAGCGTTATCGTAACCCCTGTTACTGTAATATTCATTACGTTATTAAAGGGGAAAAATGATGGAAGATTTAGCGGATTATGTACCAATTGAAAATAGCTACAAACATTTTAATTGGATATTTTATAAAAATATAAGCGCAATTTATACAGATAGAAGCTATCGAGAATTTGTGTTGGAGGCGCTCCGAGACATGAGACTATATTGCAAATCGCAAAATATAGAAGCAGTTAATCGAGTCGCATTAAAAGCATTAGTACCTTGTGATATTTCTACATCAAGCACGCAAGATCAAAAAGATAGATCTGTATATATAAAAAGCGAGTTAGCTATATTAAAACAAGAGGTTCAAAAATCACTTCGCAAAAGATTGCCCGATGGCGAGTCTGTTTTTAAATCAAATTTTAAACCTTAAACATTATTCGGAGAGTTAACAAATGAACGAAAAAGATATTTCTATACCCCAAAAAAATGATGCTAGAAGTTTTAAATTTTTTAAAGAGGAAAAACTTTTATCAAAATTTCCTGAAGGAATAAAAAATAAAAGGATTGAGGAAATAAAAGAATTTGAGCGTGAACTTAATGATGTGCAAGCAACTAAAGGAGTAAAGACATGAACGAAGAATTGATTTTTTATATTCAACTCGGTGAAACAGATACAAAGAAGCATAAAGAACTTGAAAAATTCCCACCATTTATTGAAGAAAGCGATGATGAAGGTAATTCATCATTCGAAGAAGAAAGAGCGGGATTTATAAGAGATGAATTAGAAGAAGAAAGACTTGCATATTTAGAATTTTTAGAAAAAATTGAAGAGGCGGAAAGAAAGCTTCAAGAAGAATTAAGGCTAAACAATAAAAAGAGAAAAGAAATTTCATCAGCGTTACGAACGCATGGATTTTTTCAAGAAAGGAATTCATCACCGCCAACGCCGATATCAGACGAAAAGGCTCAAAAATTTATATGAGTGAGATAATAATTAACTACCCGCGTTTACTTGTTGACTGGTTTTATCATTATCACGAGCAAATACCCCCACAAGGGCGGTTGATATCGAAGTAAAGCCTAAACCAATAACTTGATAAACTGCGGGTAATCCAGTCAAGGCCATTAACCCAGTACCGAAAAAACTTAATCCTGCGGCGATTCCTGACCATGTAGTTTTATAGCTTGAGCTTTTTGAACATATTTGCGTAACAATAGCCATAGTATTTCTCCGGTTATAGAGGGATTAATTCAAAATGTGGTAAATCATTAAATGTTTGATCTGTAAAATCTAAATGTCCTTTCCAATCTCCACCCCATCTTATCTTATGTTTCATTAAACCTTTTGTATATAGGCCTTCAGCGATACCAAACACGAACCCAGCGAACCAATAAAATCTAGCCAATACTAAATGTTTTTTTTCTACGGTATAGCTAGGATCTTCTGCAAAATCAATCGGGTAAGGAACTGCATCAACGGCATTGCTCGGCCACGCGTTATGGTTCCCATATGGGAAATGTAATTGCGTTTTTCCTTCCTCAAAAGCTTTTTCTTGATCTTCTTTTCCACGATGCCCTTGTAAGATTGTATGATCTTGATATTTCAATACTTCTTTAAATAATAGCTGCAATTCCGGATGACAAGTTTTTAGATTATTTAATGATTTATCTGAATAAGAAAACTCCATCATGATATCCCCATTAATTGTTTAACTTCGCTAAAATGCGTACCTAATAACGAAAGAATCAACCCAAAAATGATATATCTTAAACTAAATACTGCTTTTGTTATTAAATTCATTTTAACCATTAATTCGTTTATTTTTTCTAAATTATTTGCTATTTCTGATTGAGTAACTTTTATTTCAGATAAATCTTTTTGCATCATCTGCACATTCAATGAAAGTCCTTCTTGCATCGATTTTAAATTATGTGTTCGCTCCCGCAATTCTCTAAGCGTATCCGCGTGCTCTCTCAATATGAATGAATGGACTTTTATATCCGGTTCTATCTCGATAGTATCTTCGATCATTACTAAGCCGGAGTAACTACCACCGACCCGTCATTACTGATAAACATATTCCACAGGGTTGCATTTTGTGATCGAAATTGTCGATATGTTGTTGGGTCCGCATAAGTTTGTGATTTATGGGTAGCTACAACAAGATCAAGCTGATTTTTTTGATTGTCATCTAAATCGTCGCAGTTAACCGTCGCCGTCGTATCAGTTAAGTCAACTGATGTCGCATTTGCATAAGGCATGACCGTTTGTATATCAGTCAATAGCGTTACCGGCTGAAAATTTTCATCAATACTATACGGGTTATTAATATCATAAATTGTTGTACCAGTTAAATATTCACGACTATAAACGTATGCGCCCATAATAACCCCCTCTAAATTAAACTAAAGTAATTTGTAAACTCGGTGCTTGTGCCGTTATCGCTTGCGGAATTAAACTACCGACAAAAGTTGACGACGCTGTTAGCGCACCGGAAGCAGCGGTAATTAAAATAGAACCCACGCTGTTATCAAGAGTTAGCGCGTTAAGACTTGGCTGCGTTGTCCCCATCGCCGTTCTAATGCCCGCCCATAAATGAGTACCCGCAGAAATAGCCGCCGCCATTGTTGTTGTATTACTACTTACTCCGGTAGTTGTTAGTGAGTTTAATGTTCCAGTAGCTGCAATCTTAGTTAATGTTTGACCCGCTTTACTTGGTGCATTCGGCGTACTAAAAAACCCAACCTCCCCGGTTTGTGTTCCTACTCCGGCGGTTACAATTCTGAATTGAACAAACGCACCAGTTAGCGCTTTAGTGGTATATCCTAGATAGACAAAATATGCGGTTCCAGAAGTAAGTACTAAACCTGTCGTTAATTGAAGGAGATTAGAAGTAAATACTTTCTGCGTATTGGGAGACATTACCGACGCGATAGTATCATTTAATAAATTACCACCAGGTGATGTTGTAGGGCTCACTATATTTGTAAATGGTTGAGTATTAGCAACACTCGTGCCACCATTTCCTGAATTTAATAATGTACCAATATATGACATCTAATTTCTCCCAGTAGCCTAATACCTATTTGATATTATATTGAGTCCCGTTATCGATTATCGTAATAGATTCAGAATTACTATTAATTACATAAGTAGCACTTCCGTTAATAGTTCCTGACGCGGGCGTTAACGTAATATTATTTGTGCCTGCATCCGCTTTACCGTCAATGATTGTATACTCCTGGCCAGCCGCGCTACCCGGTGCCGGTAAATTGACTACAGTTGCTGCACCCACCGTCTTATTAATCACTACATTTTCATCAGTTGAAGTAACCGTCACCGCCCCCGCTACAGTAACTACTCGTATTTTTTTAACTCTTCCGGCTTGCGAAGTTAGTAACCCCGTGGCGGTAATTGCTCCCGCATTGACAGCAGTAAAAGTGGGGCTACTAGTTGTAGTTAAATCCTGGTTGAGTGCTACGTCTGCGCCGATCGTTAATTGCCTGTCATTATCATTTAGCACAAAATTTAACGTACGATCGGCAGTTAACGTGTCATTATTGGCCAACAACATATAAAACGTGCCGGGGCTTTTAATCTTAACCCCTAAAAGCGATGCAATACCCGCAAAATAATTACCTGACCCATCGCGAAGAACAACCGTATATGGGGTATTATTTGTAGTCGCAGGGTAACTAAATTGGCTAAAATTAATTGGGTCTGTACCGATTGTAGTTACTGTAGCAGTTTGTACCCAGCTGGAACCTGCAAGCGTATTACCGAATTCAACAGGAATTAATGTACCCGGTAGTATTTCTGATGGTTGATCGTAAGTAGTCAATCTAGTCAAAACATACGGTGAAGAACTAATAGCAATAGCTGTTAATTTGTATAAACCGTTTTGAAAACTCGAGACTTGATTTTTAATTACTACTATTTTATTGAGTGGTACCGTTAATCCATCTAAAATTAAAGGGATATTGACGCCTGGTCCAAATATCTGCGCGCCAACCCCGGCCGAACCATTGGTATAAAATATAGCACCTAAATCTGCAGTTGATGCACAATAAGCCGCATCTAAAAAGCTCACCCCGGCGGCGATGCTATCTGCGTATGCTTTATTGACTATGTCATTACTGCTAGATGGCATATTAGTAACTGTTCCAGAAGTTAGTGCCGCACTTAAAAAAGTAACGGGCGCTGTTGTACTAACATCTTGGTTAATTACGGAATTCGCGTTAATGGTTAATGTGTTTGTGCCATTATCTACACCTGTACCACCGTTTTGAGAATTTAGTAACGTACCTATATATGACATGTTTAATCTCCAAAGTTAAATTAAAGAACCCAATAAGTATCTAAAGATGCTATATATTGGACTTCTACAGATTGTCTATTTGCAATAATTACGTAAGTCGATGAGCCGTCGATATTCCCTGAATAATTAATTGTTATGTTATTTGTGGAGGCATCACCCTTCGCATCTTTTATTTCAAATATTTGTTCATCTACAACTCCAGCCCCTATGTTAGGAAGCGTTAACGACATTGGTGCGCCCACGGTTTGATTAATATAAACAACGCTATCAGTTGATAAAATATTCTGAGGACCAGCCGCAGTTATGATCCGATAATTTAATTTATTGATTGTCGGTGTTATTAAATTTCCCAATTCGTTATCTATCCCAACTAACGCGCCATAAACCGATTTATCGGCCGGCGTGTAATATGTCGGCGTATAATTAGCATCAACATAATTACTAATTGACGCAAGTGTTACGTTAGCTGCAAATGTAGCGCCATTTAAAAAACTAATTCCCGTAATGGCGCTATCAACATTATATTGAGCATTTACCCCGTCAACTATGGCCCCGGCAGATAGAAGACATGCCCGCTGCGTTATTGAAGCGGTACCAGTAGAAGTATTTTGTACTGTGATATTTCCTGCAATATTAGTACCCACAACGGCCATATTTTGCGCTTGAGAGCCTGTATTTCTATTTACTAAAGTTCCCTCAATTGTATTATTGAAAAGGGTCATGGAATAACTAGCTGTCGATGACGAATTCAAAACATCAAATGATGATATGGTCGATTGAAATAAACCGCCGTAGCAATTTTCAATACTGAGTGCAGCAGTCCCAGAAAATCCAAAAACTGAAGAAAATACACAAATAGTGGTAGTAGGGGAGCCTTTAATACTCCAACTGCTAGCATTAACAAATAAAATATTTTCGAATCTAACTACAGAAAATAAAGCGCCTATCGCATCAAAATCAAATAGAAGACCAGCAGCGGTATTTAAAGAATCAAAATTATAAAACGCTATTTCACCAGTTGCCCCAGCCCAAGAAGAGTCTAAACCTACGACATTACTAATGTTTAAAATAGAACGATTACCGTTTATGTAAATATTTGGTTTTAAATTAATAGTAGTTTCAGAATAACTTCCAGTTGCTAACTCAATTAGGAACGGGTTTATATCAGTGGCGGTTGATATAGCCGCTAGTGCATGCGAAAGCGTACGATAGGGTTTAGCAATAGAACCGTCCCCAGTAGTATCATTTCCATTTAAGCCCACATAAACAATATTAGAAATTGGGTTTGCGTTCCCTGCAACTGAATCTACATAACTTTTATTGGCAATATCCGTAGCCGCAGTGGGCGTGCTTGTAATAGCACCCGTAGTCATATTTACAACAGAGGCTGGATTTACTGAACCAATAGCTACCCCGTCTAATGCTCCGCCGGTAATATCCACATTGGCAGAATCTTGATGCGCCATGCTTAAAAAGTGAATGACACTAAAAATAGGCGCCGTGCTTAAATTATCATGCGGATAAACAAACGCTGTCTCATTAACTTGAATAGTATCAATTACGCTACCGTTATAATCGGCTAAAGTAAAAGCATTTCCGCTATTTGTAATAATAAATGACCGCGCGGGAGAACTTAATACATTAAATGCAGGTAAAGTTAAAATCAGCCCAGGATTAGTAAAATTGACATTCAGCATGCAAGCTAATGGGTTCGTTAGAATTTGACTGGTAGCTGCAACCAGAGAATCTGTATAATTTCCTAGCCCTAAATTAATTAATGATGTTGTTGTACTATCAACATCTGATAAATTATTAGCAGCTAATAAATAACCTAATGTAGAGTTCGGAATTTTTGTCCAAACAGTTCCGTTAAATACTGCCCAATCACCTACACCCCAAGAATTAATACCGTTTAAATTCGTTGTACCTGCAACAGAAACGATATAGAAAGTATTTGCCGTGCCGATACTTGAGGTCAGAGTCGGTGAATTAGTGTTGGCGTTCCAGGTACCTAAATAATTTAAACTTCCGCCACCAGATCCACCAGTTTGAACACCGAAAACTTTTAACCATTTAAGAAATTCGCTTGGAAAAATAGTGCTCATTTATTTATGATCCTATCCATTCTGAAATGTTAGTAAGTAAACCGCCTGTATAAGTAAGAGTTTGAGTAAAGGTTATGTTTTGATAGACAACAACAAATGAAGTAACGTTCGTTCCGGTATAATTTAAAGTAACCGCAAGATTAGCTATAGGAAGTTGATATACTTGATTATTATAAAATCCACTGACGGTATCGCTCATGTCTCTACTCCATTAATTTCTCATAAATTCGCGCGGCTTCTATCGGGTCTAAGGTTTGTTGTTTTATTGATTTAATAGTAGGCTGCTCATTGGGTTTGATTATATTGATGGTGTTCCCTTCCGTCCATCCTGATCTACACTTTAGAAAAAATAATTGCGCCGTGACATTTCCCTTACGCGCATTCTCAAATAAAAGGTTTGTTACCTCATTAACCCCTTTCGCGAGCCCACGTTTTACTGCGTCTGCCAAGTCTTTATTGGTAGCCTTATATTTATAAAACGAAGAACGGTTATACCCGAAGTAATCTATGATCTGTTGTTGGGTTAAACCTCTCGATGCTAGCTCCTCAATTTTAGGGATATTTAACTCCATTGGTTTTCGACCAAATTTACTTTTTTTCTTTTCGATGACCACACCCTCAATTGGTTTATTTTCTATACTCGGAGTTTCGACCATGTCAAGCCCTTATGCAATAAAAGCACAAAATACCATAAAATGCGGCTTTTAGGCCATCTGTGGATAAATAAGGGGTCATCTGTGGACAAATGTTTGTGCCACGCAGCATTCCCCCGACTTGTTGCACTGCGGAGCCCACGTCTGGCGCGGGTTTCACTCTTTTACTCTCATTTTGACAGTCTTAAACTCTATAAACATACAAATATAATTGTGTGATATATACATATATAGGATATTTACAGTACATATATATTAGTATATCATATGCTATCGCATTATCAGTGGCATAGGGGCTTGTACACTTTTTTAGACACCCGCGCCAGACGTGGCTTTCGGCTGTGTGCACCGCACTAAGTCGGGGGAACTTGTGCAATGCAAAATAAAATAATTAAATAATTGTTAATTAATTAGGAGATTAATATGTCGAATAGGAAACAAGCTGCACGAGAAGGATTACATAAATATTTCACCGGTAAGCCGTGCAAACGTGGTCATCTGTCTTATCGTTATACGAAAACGGGAACTTGCGCCGCATGTGTTCGGCTATATACCACGGAATATGGCAAGCAGGTTAAGAGCATAATTGACGCGAGAAAAGAAAACCAAGAAATCACTTCGGTTTTTAAATGTCATCCGGATGATGAAAAAACTATAAACGACTTTATAGCTGCTTTGCGAGCTTCTCGAAAGTTGTAGCCTCGAAGAGTTCTTGCCGACGTAAGCGATAGAGTAAAGGTTTGCTTAAGACCGGAACCCATTGGTCGAATCGAGCAATAAATTTTTCGACATTAAATATTTTATCGCCTTCGCGCTCATATCTGAATTTTAGGGGCCCATCGGGTAAATACATAGTAGTTAAGTATTGTTTACTCATGATGTGGGGGTTTCACAGTTTGTTGACTAAAACTTGCATAGAATTTATCCGATGCGGTCAAACATGTATCGCAAAGATTTTCATACACATCATGGTCACAGCCCGAACAATCCCACTCCCTTTCACATTGTGGACATGAATGCTTCATCATATGTTGACTCATTTTATTTCTCCACATAAAGAACAAGCCGGCTTT